ATATGATTTTCCATGCCTTTCATTTGTTCAGCTTAATCGCGATGGTATCACTAAAGAAAGTACCGATGCAGTTAGCGGTTCAGACCGTCTTATCTGGCTGTGTACTTCGTTTTCTATATTCAAAGTAAAGTCAGTAGAAGAAGTTGCAGAAGATGGGCCAAACGCTGGCAATCGTAAATTAGTTCCGATTGTTTCTCGTCACGGTCCCGGAATGGAAGATGGAAATTATATCAATATGAAAATGTTTGGCGATAAAGCTAAACTTGAAGAATTACGCACACGCGATGAGTTTAAGGTTCGACAACAAACAAATGGGGCTATCGAAGGGGCAGATGTTCCCTTTGACTATGACGAGGAGGATGATTAATGGGTATTGCTGCTTTGGTAATTGCTATTATGTTGTATCTAACCATAGGTTTGCAAAATTATCTTGATAAAGATTATCCACACGCTTTTGTGTGGGCTTCTTATGCGCTTGCTAATGTTGGCTTTCTTTGGTATGAGTTTGTTAAGAAAACAGTAGAATGATTGAAATGAAGTCAAAACGGCAAAAGCTTGATTTGAATAAGATACGAAATATCGTATTCAAAAATATAGAGCCTTTGTTGGATAGTTTAGATATCAAGTACGAACAAGTCGGACCAAATTATTTCTCTGTTTGTCCGGTACATGAGGGTAGTGATAACTCTCGCGCTCTATCAATTTCAACCGATAGAATGAGTTGGCGTTGCTGGACACGCGGTTGTCAAGAGTCTCATGGTAAAGATATATACAGTTTTGTGCGGGCAGTTCTTGCTGCAAATTCTGCAAAAGAAGTATCTTTTTACGATGCCGTAAAATACATTTGCAAAGTTTATAAGATAAACACAAGAAATGTAGAGCATCAAAAGATTGCAGAAGCATCTCCAAGCGAACTCAGTGAGATCGTAAAGATTTTCAATGAGAAAACTTGTGTCTGTAAAAGCGACTGCATCAAGCCAATCAAGGTTGCCGATAGCTCTAAGTATTTTGAGAAACGCGGATTCGCTCCAGAAACTCTACAGTTCTTTGGTGTTGGAGATTATATGGAAAGTGGAGCGATGAAGAATCGTGCAGCTATTCCGGTACACAATACGTCTGGAGATTTGATAGCTTATATTGGTCGTGCCACTAAGTCTTACATATCGCCAAAGTTTATTTTTACCAAGGGGTTTAAAAAGACAGAGTATCTTTACAATTATCATAGAGCAGCACAATCAATCATTGAAAAGGCTTGCGTATTTATTGTTGAAGGTCAAGGTGATGTTTGGCGACTTCACGAAGCTGGCGTTACAAACTGTGTTAGTATATTTGGTCGCGAAATATCAGAAACGCAGCGCCAACTTATACTCAATATGAACATAACAACTATGGTTGTGCTTACCGATGATGATCAAGCTGGAAGAGAATCTAAGTTTAAGATTCAGCGACAGTTTAGCAGAATGCTCAGTTTAAAGTTTCCGATACTGAGTAAAAAAGATATTGGCGAAATGAGTGTAGAACAAGTGAAAGAGTTGATTTTACCACAAGTTAGAGGATGTTATTGATGACTAAGATAATTGGTTTTGCTGGCAAGAAACAGTCTGGGAAAGGAACCAGCGCGAATATATTGCATGGAATCATTCTTGCTCAAAAGGGAATGGTTTCAGATTGGAACATCGGCGGCAACGGTAAACTTTATATCGAAACTAAAAATGCAAACGGCGAAACTGGCTGGGGCGAGTTTGACGTAACGCGCAAAGATCCAGATTTTGTTCAGTGGGCTGAATACAATCTGTGGCCATATGTAAAGATTTATAGCTTTGCAGATGCGCTAAAATGGATTGCGGTGGACTTGTTTAATATTCCAAAAGAATTAGCGTTTGGGAATGATGAACAAAAGAACACTATAATGCCGCATTTATTGTGGGAAAATATGCCCGGAATTATTAGTGAAGAATATCTAAAATTCTTTTATGGAAAATATGGTGATAATTTATCAGTAGAAGATCTACTTGGATTTGGAATAATGGCGCATAAGCCCGGACCAATGACTGTTCGTGAGTTTCTTCAATATTTTGGAACAAACATATGTCGCAAAATATACGAGCCAATTTGGACTAGATATACGATAAATAAAATACAACAAGAAGGAACAGAGCTTGCAATTGTTGCTGACGTTCGTTTTCCAAACGAAGTAGAAGCAATAACGGGCGCTGGCGGCAGCGTTTACAAACTCACCAGAACCATATCAAGCGATAATCATGCGAGTGAAACGGCGCTTGACAATTACGAAAAGTTTACCAAAGTTATAAACAACGACACGAATGGATATACGATTGAAAATTTAGTTCAAGACATTAAACAACTTTACCAAGGAATCTAAATGATAGTAACATATATTCGTTCGTCTAGTTATAATAATTATGACTACTGCCAAATGCAGTATTTCATTACATACGTTCTTGGACATTATGCAGATTCTGGTAAGAAAGCAGAGCTTGGCACTATAGTTCACAAAACTTTAGAGGTGTTAGCCGCACTTAAAAAAGCTACGCAGGAATTAAAACCGCGTCAAAAGTATCTTGAAATTGAAGATGACGCTATTGGCAAGTATCGCATAGACAAATCTTTATTATTGTTAGATGAAACCGTAAACGATATTCTAGAAAAAAGCTTTGCGTCTTATACTTCTGAGTCAAAACATGAATGGACAAATGGCGATAAGAAAAAATGCGCAAAGCTTGTTTGGAATACGTTAAAGTTCAACGGCGGTCAATTTGATCCTCGCAATCGTGATATAATCGATCCAGAGCCACACTTTGATATTCCTATCGAAGAAGACTGGGCAAAGTTTACCTACGAAATAGACGGCAAGACCGTAAACGGTCAGCTTGCAATTAAAGGCACAATAGATCTTGTAACAAAGGTTTCTGATGATACAATAGAAGTTGTAGACTGGAAGACTGGACGCAGATTAGATTGGGCTACGGGCGAAGAGAAAGACGCTGTAAAGCTGTCTAAAGACGCACAGCTTTTGCTGTATAATTATGCCATATCCAAGCTATACCCGCAGTATAAGCAAGCTATTATGACCATATACTTTATTAAGGATGGTGGTCCGTTTAGCCTTTGTTTTGACAAAAGCGATCAAGAAAAGTTCTTGAAAATGCTCAAAAACAGATTTGAACAGATTCGTGTAAATAATACCCCAAAACCAATAGATCCGTCGCGTTCAAACTGGAAATGCTCTAAGCTATGCCACTTCTGCCGCAACAATTGGCCCGGAAGTAACAAGAATATGTGTATTTATATAGAAGAGTACCTTAAAAAGAACGGTATGGAAAAAACCATCCAAGACTGTACTCGTAAAGGTTTTAATATTGGTTACTATTCTGCTCCGGGTTAAAAATGTCAGATTATATTGAAAGTGCCGACGTTGCGGTATCCAACTCCGTAAATAAGATTGTTTTCTCAAACATCAAAAAGTCGCCCCTTGCGGTTCCTAAAGATGTTACAATTGCATGGAAAAATGTCCTTACTGAACCTCCGCTAAACAATAGCGAGACTACAAAAAAGGAACTTTTGTATTTATCAGAATTGACAAAAGAACTTACTTCTGAACAAGTACGATTGATTCTTGCGATTGATCAAGATCCGTATGATCCTTTTTATGAAGTTTTAGAAGCTAACGGGCTTAGGTTTCCAAAAAAGGAATTAAAACAAGTATGGGACATTGTATACAATATTGTATTGAACGTAAAGTATATTCACAATCGACCTCGCCCATATCAACTTGCGGGTGCGTTTGGTCTTAAGATAAACGTACTTGAAACAAAGACGCACAATACACCATCATATCCATCTGGACATACTGCGCAAACAGCAATTGGTGCTTATCTTTTATCAGCAATGTATCCAGAACACTCTGGTCATTTTTTTGATAAGGTAAGCATAACCGGCATGGCTAGAATGTTGCAAGGTGTACATTACCCATCCGACAACGAAGCGTCAATGGTTTTGACTGGCGCAGTGTGGGAAAATATTCGTTACAAATTATTCCCTGAATTTAAGAATTTTTAAGGAGATTAAAATGCCAATTCCAGAAAAGAAAAAGGGCGAAGATAAGAATAAGTATATGGCGCGTTGCATGGGCAACGAAACCATGAAGAAAGATTTTCCCGGCAATGACCAGCGCGTTGCCGTTTGTATGTCCAAAGCTACCGAAGGCATGGATTACGTAGAAGCTGCTGATTATCAAATGTATTTTGATATGTATGGCTCAGAAGAAGAACTTGATGAAGATAACTTCTACATTCCTCATCCAGAAGAATATTTAACTATGGCACAAATTCGTGCTGAAAATTACGGATATGCTATTGAAGAAAAAGAAGACGAAGAAGAAGACGATGAAGAAAATGAAGACGACACAGAAACAGAAGATGAAGACGAAGAAGACGAAGCAGAAGGTGAATGGGATGTAGCCGCTGAACGTCCGGGACTTTGGGAAAACATTCGCAGAAAGAAAGAGCGCGAAGGTAAGAATTATAAGCCAGCTAAGAAGGGCGATCCAGATCGTCCAGACCCAGAAGCTTGGAAGAAAGCTCAAAGTAAATTTAAGTATAAAGACCCACAGACTGGCGAATATTTCTATTTTGAAAATCAAGGCGTTAAAGAAAAGAATGGCAAGAAACTTGTTTATGTCGGCAAAGCTGCCGAATATCAAGGTCGAAATGTTCAACTCGGCAAGCCTTTCCGAACACCAGATGGTCCGAAGAAATTTAGCGTTTACGTTAAGAATGATAGAGGCAATGTCGTTAAAGTTAATTTTGGCGATCCTAATATGACAATTAAAAAGAATATTCCAGAACGGCGCAAAAGCTTTCGGGCGCGACACAATTGCGATAATCCGGGTCCACGTTGGAAAGCAAGGTACTGGTCATGCAAAGCTTGGTAAATATACTTATAGTAATTTCTCAATTTGCTAATGTAGTCGTTAGCTCGTTTACAGAATATCGTTCTGATAACGATGCTGACGAAATGCTTTGCAGTAAAGCTTGGCGATTGCAAGACAAACCTTTTTGGGGAAACGTAAAAGTATTTTTTGATGAATATGCTTGGCCGCTTACGATATGGAAAGGAAAATATTCTACTCACTGTGAAGCATGTTTCTTTCAAGAAAAAGAACGATTAGAAGATAGAATAAAACAGTATAAAGATTGGAGTATTAAAAATGAATATTTGGACAACTATTAAGACTTGGGTTTTGAGTTGGTTTGTTAGTGCTAAAGAATTTAAAGTAATAGAAATTCTTGAAGGACTTAATGACTTTTTTAACAAAGCCCTTCCAATCGTTCAACAGATTGACGAAGAGTTAAAGCCACGACTTAAAACAATCGCAGTAGATGGTGGCGATTCAATCGACACCTATGAAACCATATTATGGTTTTTAGAAAAATTCAAGGAACATCTTGGAGACATTGTTGAAATTGCTCAACGTGTTTACCTGTTGCCCTTGCCAGATATGCTTTTTACGATTGCTATTGAAATCTTAAAAGCGCAGTCTACCAGCAACCCTTCGCTTTCAATGCTGCGACTTGCCGTAGAACTGGCATATAATGTATATAAAAGAACCAAGAAATCCTGAATTGTTAAGATTTGATTAAACTAGTCTAAAGACATTGTTAACGGGTATTATTATAGATACTATTGTTAACGTGTTTCTAGACTAGTTTTTTTATTGAAGGGATTTTTATGATTAAGAGAAAAGCTTTTACTTTGATTGAACTTTTGGTTGTTATCGCGATTATTGGTATTCTTGTAGGAATGTTGCTGCCAGCGATTCAAAGCGTTCGAGAAGCTGCTCGTCGCACACAATGTATGAACAACATGCGACAAATTGGCTTAGGGGTATTGAACTATGAAAGTGCAATGAAGCACTTGCCAGCAAGTCGATGGGGAACAACTAGAGCTATAACTTCTGCTCTTGGAAACGGCTCTACAAAAGACCAATCTTGGTTGACCGTTATTCTTCCATATATTGAACAGGTGAATATTTCTGATTTATATGAACAAACAAAGCCTTGGTGGGACGCAACACCAGTGGCTGGAAATAGCAATAATTTAGTTGTTCAAAATCAAATTGGGACGTTTTTGTGTCCAAGTTCGCCGGGAAGTGCAAGGCGAGACGTATACCACGTTTATAACGCCTACGCTGGCGATTATAGCTCGATAAATGAAGTTAAGGAAAAAGTGTACTCAGTTGTTTTAGCGACTACAGTGCCTCCACAGCGCGCTCGCGATGGTGTATTGGCTAAAGACGTTCGTAACCCACTTCGTGATGTTATTGACGGTACTTCCAATACGCTGATGATTGGTGAAGCTGGCGGCGCGCCGTCTGTATATTTGCGACGTAAACTTATGGATCAAACTCAGTTTAACGCTTATGTTGCTGATTGCACTTCGCAAAGCGAGTCGCCAAAAGTTATTCTATTTAATGGCCAATATACACTTGTTGATGGAACAGCTTGGGCTGATCCAGACCGTGGATATTCTATAAACG